TCTAGACCAATATTCAGTCCTTGTCATGTAAAGTCCTTTGTTGATTCCATTCTCTGTGAAATAATATTCATCTTCATCAGGTATCATTTCTTCTCTCCAACTGCTCTGACTTGGTTTTCTTTACCAATGGCTCTGGCTTCATGAGAATCTTCTAGGACTTTTTGCCAATCTACGACTTCGCCTTTTTTCTCTGCAATTTTTGCATCACGAATTATCTTTCGACTTTTTCCTGTTGCAATGTAAACTCTTGTTTTATCCATCATATACCCTACGGAACATACCCTACATAAACCTTTCTTTTGATATTCGGCTTTTTGATTGAACCTATTCCTTAGATAACATACACTAAATAAATGTATTGAATTAAATTGTTTTACAAATTAGTCTAAATTGTTTTACCACAACATGGACAAGCTGAATCAATTCTTTCATCCCATTCTGGTTTTGTTTTGTTCTTTCGATAATAGAAAGTATAAACCATCATGACAATTGGTGCAAAAGTTCCCAAAACAAATGTAACAAGTGGATTGTCAAGAATTACAGGATTTTCAACAACTGCATAAAGTATCATAAATAGAAATACTGATATTGTTGCTACGGTAATATAATTTCTAACTGTTATCTTATTACCCATTATAATATGTGTAAATAGTTTGCTTTTAAAGGTTTTCTATGCTCCGAAGCACTCTGAACACGTTCTTCGGTCATTATTTATGTAAGTATCCTTCTGTCCTGCTAATGATTTTCCACAACATTGGCAGTTCTTGATTGAATGAAGTTCCTTGTACTTGTACTGTTGAAAATCCTCCCATTCCTTTTCTGATATTATTGGTTTATCTTCTACAAGTTCTGGTGGTTCACATGACTCATGTTTTACACCAGCACCTTTTTTCCACATGACTTTTTCTCCAACTTCTATCATCTGTTCGCAAGTCTTGCATTTTGTTTCATACTTGTTCTTTAATGGAACCCAATTATCTGGGTTTATTGTTTTCATATTTGTTCCAATCCATTGAATACTATGTGATTATTCTTACACATTATTCTTCTACCAGTTTCCCTTGCAAATATTACTGTGCTGGAATCTACCAATAATTCTGACACTTCCTTACAACTTTTACAATCTTCGTTTATCATGCTAACACCTCCTTTTTTGCTCTTATATTTTTCCCCTTATGTCTTAATGGTACTCCACAACATGGACAAAATCTGTTAAATTCAATTTTTCGAAACCATGTTGCACAAGTGGAACAATAGTTATGGTCTACATATTTGTATCCAGTCATTTTTGGAATATGTTGTAAACCCACACATTTTTCCTTGCATATTCTTACCATTAATCCAAATAATATGATTTAGATATTTATTTGTTCCTTTGTCGCTTGGTTTTTCGTTTTGGTGGGCTTTTGAACTGGTTTATACTTTCATTTAACTTGCATATACTGCATATTATTTCTTCTGAAGTTGCATTACAGTTTTTGCAATTCACTTCTATACTTTATCCTAGCCTTTCTATTAAGTTCTTCCCTATTATCCCTGCCATATTTTAACTGTTTATTCAAAAAATATTCTTTATTCTTTTGATAATATTCCTTCATGTATTGTGATTTTCTATTTGTCCTACCATATTTTAGAGAATATGCCCTAGATTCATCCCTATGTTGCAGTATCTTGCACATATCACAGTATCTTCTGGTCATTTGTCCACGCAATGACTTGTTCATATCCCCATACTGAAATAATTTGTGACATCTAACACAACCTCTAGTCATCTTTTCCATTATTCTTTTCCTCGATTCTTCTTTCTGCAAATTTCTTTTCGGCTTCTATGCTTTCCAAATATTCAGGGTGTTCGTTTACAAACATATTCAATATTACGTGAAAGTATTCGGTTTCCTTGTCTCCAAGATCCGTTGTCTTGAATAGCATAAACATTGGATACATCAGACTTTCCATGACATACTGACCCTTGTATGAATAGAATAATTCGTTGTATTTGTCAGACAGTATGAAATCTTTGGTAATTACCCCTGCTTCTAACAAAGGTTGTTTACATCTTTTGAATACATCCGTGTCAATTAGGTTAGTCAATCTCTGTATCTATCCCCATCTGATATTGATATTTGCATATCGCCATCATTGTTTAGCCCAGAATATAGGACAAAGAATCCTCGTTTTAAAAGTTCCAATACGGTTTCAGTTCCAACCAACGGTTGATCATCTTGATCTTTGTCATATGTGAATATTATCATATCGTCATCTTCATCATCACAGGTTGACTCCCCATCTATATTGTCATTGACATATTCTATTATTTCCTGCTTGTCATTGTCTGATAGAACCATGATAAATTGTGTTTCTTGTGAAATATAACCGTTACTTGAATTTTTTTAACACAAATTTCTTTCTTCTTTTTGACCAACCGAGAAAAGTTTTTTGATCATTATATTCATTAAGTTGTTTTATAATTTCTTTTGCCAATCTTTTATTGTTTGTGATATTATGTGTTTTATCTTTTGAGTCTATCAAATTTTATAGTGAACCAGTTCCCATTGCATAGATGCCACCTATGTGTAAGTCTTTCATTAATTGAGCTCTAATATGACTGTCTAAACTGAAATATGGTTCATATTCATCCCCACGTTCAGAGTCATAACCAGCTACAAACAACCAATTTTTTCTATCTTCTATACTTGCATCATCCCAACTTGATCTTGCATGATCTTCCATATCTTCAGTTGCATATGATTCTCCATCTAAAACGTTTTTAATTTTTTGATCCACATCTGCTTGTTGTTCAATATCACTTCTACTATCCCAATTTCTTCCTGTATAACCACTTGCTGATGGCATTGAATAAGCATCATAATTACCGTAAGCATCTTTTCCTTCATTTACGATTGTTTCTACTGAATTCCATAAAGCATTAGTATCTGGTAATTTTCCACCGAGTCCTCTTAGTTCATCTAAATCATCTTCCCATTGATTTACACTGCCAAAATCTTTTTGTGGGAAATTATCTGCTTCTACATTAAAACTTCTTTTATCAGTGGGTAATTTTTGTATAAGTTGATCGTTTTCAATATCTGCTTCAAATCTGGATGTATCATCTGATTCTCTTGCAATTGGTTTTGGTTGTTTACCTAATTTATCTAAATGTGTTTCAACAGTTCCTTCTGCAATTTTAAATACATCTTCATAAATTTTAATTGGATCTTCTCCCTTTTTGTTTAATTGGAATTTACCCATGTAAAATGTATGAATATAGGTTATTTAAGTATTAAAAAAGGCGTAAGTCCTATTATAGAACGTATTGGCTATTCGCCTGTTACGAGTCTAAACTCGAATACATGAAATCGTATCTATGGACTTACGCATCTATTTTTGCCGATTTTTTGAATCTGCATTAATAATATTACGCATTTGTGTTATAAAAAACTTTAGTTTTTCAAGAATTTCAATATAAAATGTAATTATTACAACTAATGTTGTCAAATATTATAAATTATAATCTATAAACAATTATATTGACTATTTTGTAAAATTAAACTGTGAAATACAGATGTAAATGTGGTTGGTCAACTAAACAAATTGGGATAGATGACGAAACATTGGTTGAAATAATAGATCATAACAAATTTTGTAATCCGTCAATCTCTTAATTGTTTTTGATTCCAACCTCTATATGCTTCATCTGTCTCACATTTTAGGCACGAATTAAAGAAACTTGGTTTGCCACATTTATCACATTGGTTTATATCTCTAAGATAATCTTTGCCGTTAAATGATTTTTTGAGTCCTTTGATAAAATTACTTACAATACCCATAGAAATATTAGAATAATATTATAAATAAGTATTAATAACCAAACATAAACGCTGATAAAGTTATCCAAGCACCAACAACTAAACCTATTCCTATTACGTATAGTTTTGACTGACTATCCACAAAGAATAGTATGATAAGACTGTAGATAAGTCTTACCCTACCATTCAAATGGGTTTCCAGCAATCTTTTTGATTACTTTGTCTACTTCTTCTTTGCTTCCAACGATTGTAATCACTGGAATACTTTTGTGTGAGTAGCTGGTTGTATTAACTCTATGTGAACCAACTGTGACATCTACATCACTTTCTATTACAATCTTCATGATTGCTTTTGTAGGTGGACAAATACTTTTTGTTCCTTTCATCATGGCTTGTCTTGCATCTTCATTTTTTGGTGTTATGATACTGACTTGACATTTTTCAATTGTCCTACTTCCTTTGGTTACTTTTGCTCCAACAATTGATTGGTGTCTTGGAACTGTTTTGATCCAATCATCTTGAATTTTTTGATGACTTGTACTTGATCTTATTTTTGATGGCTCACTAATTGCTTTAGTGATTTCCATATCCCATACATAGTTCATGGTACTTTTCCATTCACCAACTTTCATCCATGATACTGTAGGACTTCCATATTCAATTCTGGCTCTGCCAATCTGTGTTCCGTCATATGGTCTGTTGTTATCCCATCTATCCCACATGATTTTATACTTGCCGTTATGTTGCCATTGTGTTGATTCGATAACATGGATTTTTCCTATGCTAACTGTTCCGTCAATCATGGTTATGACAGATCCTTCTCTTGTGACTTTAACAGAACTTGGAATCATGGATTTGACTTTCCATTCTGCTTCTCTTGCTATTTTTTCTTCTGTTGAGATTTTTGACACACTACTTTCATCAACTTGAGTGCTTGATTCTATTGATTGATTCATGTATTATGTAGAGTATACCCTCTATTTAATACTATGCCAAGATTTATAACATACTTCCAAATGGAAAAAATGAACTTCCAAACGAAAAAAGTAGACTTCCAAAAAAGAAGGTATGGATAGTATCTTTATGATACAATCAATAATCTATGCTACTGGACAAGCTGACCAAAAACAGTCTTGACAACTGTCGCAACCACCCATTTTAATCAAGTTTTTAGATTTACACTCTGGACATTCTTCAAAATTTCCTGCCATTCATATCATTGGTTATTTTGTGTATATTAGTATGATTTCTGATAATTTGGTTCTTTGTGGTTTCTTTTTTGAAGTATCTTCTTCAGGTTTTCTATTCCAAAAAGTCAACGCCAACCTCCACCTGTGCCGACCCAATTATATCCTTGTCGAACTTCAAGTGCCTTTGTTGAATATATCATTGCCATTAGAGAATCCTTTGGATGGTTGAACTGTTTTCTTGCCCTTTGTCTGCCATCTGGCTTGTCCTCGTCAATCTTATCCGTTAAGTCTTTTCTTGTTAAGTTTGTAAGATCAGAATAAATAAAGTCAATCTTTTGTTTGCTGTAAGGTTCTGCTGGAAACATTAACTTGTGTTTTCTCTTGTCCATATTGTATCTGTCATCTGGATCATCAACCATGATTCCCATTAGATCAATAAATTCCTGTATTGCCGTTGTCTTGTCTATCTTAAGATGTTCTCGAATTTCCCCATGCTCGTCTATCTTTTTGTTGAATTGTAATACGTTCTTTGTTTCATCCCCGATACTTCTGCAACCGAAAAAGTTGGAACTTCCAACTCCATTGAACGGATGTCCAGTAAGTCTGTCAGTTCCTCCGTCTTGAATCTGCTGAACCTGTATTGCTCCGTAACCCAGATCACCAACCCCAATATCACACTGGCATTCGTTGAAAAGTTCTGCAATATACTTTGCCTGATCAAGTTGGTTTTCTGCTGGTCTTGGTTCCAAGTGAACAAGTTGGTATCTGCTAATCTTGTCTTGTGTAAGTGTTTCTGGTTGCAAAATCCATTCTATCATAATACTGATTACTGTTTGTGATGGGTTTCCACTTCCAAAGTCCACACCCATTGTTATTGTTACTTCCTTTCCGAACTGATCCTTGATGTCAGCAATTTCCCACGGATCCATTATCTTCAGTCCTTCATTGCCATAAAACAAATTGTCGATCATTTCTCTTGTAATTGGTCTGCGTTCTGCATGGTAAAATCCACCCATTACGTGGCTTGTAAAAAGATGTGGACTCATTTTTTGTCTCTTTGCTTCTATTGCATATTTCTTGTCAATGTTATACATTTTTGGATTTGTTGCATCTGCCGTACTTAGTGGAATATGTGGAATAATTGTTTGTGGAATATGGAATCCATGCCAATCCCTGCTCTTTTGTGGCTCGTTTGCTCTCCATCTTCCTGACATTATTCCCATCAACCTGTCATCTGCAATTAATCCCCACTTGGTCTTTTCTGTATCTTCATCTTTAATCTCTCCAAATATCAGATCATTTCTCCAACCTTGACCCTGAAATACAACTCCTGCCGAATCTATATAATCTTCACTGTTGTCAAACACCCATTGTCTTTGATCCGTATCACGCCATAATTGTTCATATGGAGATCCACTTTCTCCACCTACTCCAAGTACGCTTACTTTTCCCTGAGTAATTGTCATCACGAGAGGAATACGGTCAAAGTATTGCATATCCTGATATTGTGCTTCGTCAAGCATAATATGAGCTGCTGATTTTCCCTCTACGTGATGATATTGACCATGATCTGTTGTAATATAAATTGTACTGTTGTTCTTTAAAGAAATTTCCCCTACGTTACCTAGTCTATTTCTTGGAAACTTTTTTAGAACATCTGAACCGTCAAACGTTCCAATTTGTAATTTTTGTCTTGAAAATCCAGCTTTGTTAATATCATCGTATGTTACATAAACTAACTGTGTATTTCTTTTAGTCGTTGCTTCATGTGCAAGTACATCGGTGGTATATGTAGACTTAAAAATCTGACGACCTCCAAGAATAAATTTATTGTTAAAGTTGTCATTATATATATCTCGCCAAGGTGGCATTATAACTCTTTTTTTGCCCTCTGCCTTTGGTCTTATTTCCCTTATCCAGTCCAGAATATCCACAGGTACTTTTGGAAGTTCCTCTCGATTTGCAAGATCCTTCTTGAAATATCTGTCAGGTATTCCCCAAACTTCGGGCATATCATGGTATATAAACATTAGTTATTAAGTATTACTTGGGTTAAATAAAAAAATAAAAAATGGTGTATGGACTAGAGTCCTAATACATCAACCATAACTTTCAATTGATCCATTGCTACTGCGTACCAATTGTTAGCTAATTGTTTCCATTGATCTCTGTCATTAGTGAGTGTTACAACTTGTGCTTCCAAATTAGCAATCTTGCTATCTAGAACACTTGTATCACTTGCTGAAACTACTTTGGCATTCAACTCTGCAATCGTTGTTGTTGCTGTAACGTTTGCATTGTTTAGTGTCACAATCTGTGATTCCAAGTCTGCAATTTTTACATCCAACGTTGTATCATCTTGCAGTGATGTGATTGTTGCAAGTTGTGTTGCTGTTTGGTTTCCTAATGAAACTATTTGTGCATTAAGTTCGTCTTTCTCTTGTTGTAGAGATAAAACAGTCTGCTCCAATGTTGTAACTGATGTTGCTGTCGTGTTAAGGCTTCCAATCTGTGTAGTTAGTGATTGTACTTGGTTGTTATGATTATCTATTGCAACTTTTTGATCTGCAAGTTTTGTAATAGAGTCATTGAACTGTGCTGTTACTTCTGCAAGTTGTGTTTGCAAAGTAACAATATCGACATTGCCTTCATATTCTGCTACATTGAATATTGCATCATCTGATATTGATTCAAATGTTCCAAGTGTTACGTCACTTGTTGCACCAAAGTCAACTTGTTCCTCGACTATTGGTTCTGGAGTTGGTTCTACAACTACAGGTGCTACATAGACAGGTGCTGGTGGTGGTGCAACGTATGGCTTTACAATTTCAATTGTACTTTGTTGCATACCGTTTAGATCAGATATGTAATACATACCTTCAGTAAAACAAGTAGTTCCACAGTTTACAACTGGAAAATTCAATGCGATTGCATCGTTTACAGGAATTGTTCCCTCAAACCAACCGTGACTTACAAAGTTGATTGTGTTTTCACCATTGTTGTGTATGATTATCTCTCCACCTTCTTCAACAGTAACATTGAATGGATAGACATCAACATTGACATAACTGGTTCCATCTCCTTCAATTGCGTAAGCATTTCCCATGCTTATTGTTGCAATCAAGGTCATGACCATTAATGCTGTGATTGTTTTCATCATTGAAGTGTAATTTGCATTACATAATATAAACTTAAGCGTTTAGGTGTTTTTCCAGAAAACAAGTCAGATGCATATAATATCTTCCTCTTGCACTTTCAAAAAGACAAACATATTCTTCAGGTTCTCCACTGTAGAACATTTGTTTGCACTTGTCACATTTCATGTCTTAATAGCCGTCAGTATAAAGTTAAGTGTCTTTCTTTTTCTTAGTTGTGCTACCATGTCACTTGTTATCTGTTGATTCCAATTCATGTAATGTTTTAGAAATACTAGTATTTTAATACTTTACAGAACTTGCAGTCTTTGTTATTTTTAAAATGTTCCTGATACTTTTCCACGCCCTCTTGATCATACCAGTTACTCATTCCTGTTTCATAAATTTCCTTGTGAACCATCATCTCAAAGTCATCTGTTTGCAACCATGCTTCATGATCCTTGTCTGCACAAGTTTCGTGTTTACGGAAATATTTTTTTCCACACCAGTTGCATTGGTTTATACTCGTTCACCACAGTTTCTGCAAAGATTCACACTTACTTCGAAACCATCCTCATCTAACTCGTATTCCTCATCTATTGGGAACTCGACATGATCACATGGAAGTCTTGAGACTCTTTCCTCAAGTGCTTCTATTCTTTGAAGCATTTCCCTGTAAAGATCGCTGTAAGGATCTTCTTGTTCTGGATTCATACTCATGTTGTTACTCCATGCAGTTGTTGTAATTTAAGTGTAACTGCCCAGATATGTTTGCACTTTAGATTTCTGTAAACATGATCCTCACATTCACAGGTTTCCTCAACATAGTTGACATGGTATGGTCTGTTGCCATGCACAACTGCATTGGGAGATAAAAGTAAAACGACTTGTTTGTCCTCAATTAGTTTGAAGGCTTTTTCAAGTCTTGGGATTGCTTGGTTATACATTGGATAACCTCAAACATTTTTTACATTTATCAGCTTCGAATGTTCTTCCAAATGATGTATATGTAGCATCTTTTGCATTTGACGTATCACAGTAAACACCACATAATGATGGACTAATACCATTTTTCTCTTTAACAATATGGCATATTGGTATTGACCAATTTCCTCTTGTGCTTCTAAATGCTTTTGCCCACAACTTAGACATTGGTAAACCTCACTTGGTGGCATTGGATGCCAATCTTTCTCCATCGGTCAACGACTTTTTGTCTGTCGTCAAATGCTACCTTTGGATCAAATCCTGCTTCTCTGATTTTTCCTAAGAGTTCTTCCTTGACATCATCATCCCCTCTAAAGTCTCCATCTGCTCTAAGGAACAATGCACTATGCTTGATTCCAAAGTTTGCAAGTTGCTGTTCAGTGACTTTTCTGTGTCTCTCGTTTCTTGCAGAAGTGATAATTACCCTGTGTCCACTTTCGATAAGAGATTTTATTACACCAGTAACATCTTCCTGTTCAACATCATTTTCAAGGATTACTTCATCATCCAAGAATATTTTCCAATTTAGTTTTTTGCCTTTCTTTGCACCTGCTTTTGCTAGTGCATGGCGTTTTTCAATGTTGACTATGGTTCCGTCAACATCACAAATTACATCAAATTTATCTTGTTTCATGTATACTATAGATAATATACTCTATATAATAGTATCGGATACTTCGGATTCCATCAAATCTTCGTCAATATATGACTCTAAAAAGTCTATTTTCTCTATTGTGAATAATTCCCTGCACTTTGTTAGAATGACATCCTTTGAAGTCAGCAAATAACTGACATCTTCCTGACATTCCATATTGTCAATGCAGTTTTTTAAAAATACAAGCATTCCTAGATATGTGTAGAAACTACTTGATGATCCGTCATTTAGAGGATCCATATTGTATATGTTCTATACTTTTATTTATCAGTTTCCAATATTTCGCCAATTAATTCCTGACAACCCATTAGATGCCTTACCTTATCCCTGTTCTTTGATTCTACTCCAGATTCAAACATTGGTTCTTCCTCAACAATCTTTACCAATTGTTCCAAGACTTCCATTGTATGTACCAAGTCTAAATCAGTAATTCTTTCCATAATCACTTTATTTTTAGAATTTGTCTGACATAAATTCTTTTCCATAGTTCTTTTCCAGCAAATGTTCCGTTAGATTGCATGGTATTCCTTTTTCACCGTCTGTCATAAAAGAGGCATCAAAGAAAACATACGCAATATATCTTCCAAACTTTCCCTTCTTGAATACCTGTATTATGACTTCCTTTCCAAGTATTATATTCCTTACATAATCCCTAACCATAATTCCTTCGGGCTTTGACTTTCCTCTAACCTCTGGCGTGTTAATTCCTGCAAGTCTTATCTTCTCTTTTACAGTAATTGAAAATCCCAAGTCTACTTCAAACGTGAACGTGTCACCGTCATACACATCTACAATCTTTGCTTTATATTCATACAAGTCCGTTGTTAAAATGATCTAGTTCCTGATAAAGTTTGTCTGCCTTGTCCAATCTTCCTGTCACATGAAAGTGTATGTCTGCCAACATTCTTAGATCATGATCCGTTAGTTTTGTTTTGAATATGTCATATGAGTTATACATAATCATGTCCAAGTCATCAACGTGTGAAATCATATCAATCATTTTTTGTTTTGTTTCTTCATAATCTGACATGATATACAATGGTAACATTATTATTTAATGGTTTCTAACACACGGTGGTTTTCGCAATTATCATGTCAACACATTTTGGCTTTTCAACTTCAGGCATAAGTATAATTATAATTGCTATTAAAAAAGTGGAAAGTATTATGAGCTTGTACTCATAAAGTCTTTTCAATAATGACATTGGCATTCGCAAAAGGTATAGTCAAACTCTATCTTGCATGATCCTGCATCACACAACTTTGGTCTTTTCCCATCAATGCCTTCTATGCCATTATCCTTTACGCAATGTGAACAAACCTTTCCCCTGACCATATGATAGTTATATAAACTAAGGTATTATGCTTTTTTTAGACATATTGGGCAATGTTCTGCACAACTGTCTTTTAGATGAAAACAACTTTGTTCATAGCACTTATCACACCAGTTCTTGTAATCATAAGTTGTAACCACTATATTCAATAAATATTCAACTTATTATATTTTATTGTTCTGCTCATATTTGTATTAATTCCAATGTAATGACAATCGAAACATTGTTGTGATGATTCCCAGCAGTGCTTTCCTGTACAACCTGTTGACTTTACAGTTTTATTGCATATTTTACATCTTACCATTATCTTCGTCAAATTTTGCCACTTTTATCTTTTTCCACCCTTCTGGAACTTTTACATCCCAACAATCAACAAACTCGAATGGAATATCAATGCTTTCATAAATCTTCTTTTCGTCTTTGTCCAAGACTTTCATGTGTTTATTTCCTGATGAAGTTCCCTGATCAATCTCTTGTACGCAATTCTAGTTTCCCTAATCTGTGAAGATAGCCAATTGACAGTATCTTGATTCATTGCATAAAATTAGGTTGTTATGACATATAATTGTTTAGTATGCCTTGAGCCATCTGTTCTCGCCTTTGTTACTTCTTGACTTTAACCTGAACAACTCGTTGCAACATGGACATCTGGGTGATTTTATCTTCATAAACACTTTGCACTCACTGCAATATTTTTGCCCACTTTCATATCTTTTGACTTTGGGAGAATTAGGCAATCCCTTGCATGATCCTTTGCAACTCAATCTATACAACCAATTCCGTTACAAATCTCACATTTTATCTTCAGTCTAACGCCTGTTGAAAAATCAGCATTATAACCTCTCGAATAACATTTCTTACAACTTTTCATATTGATTTGTTTAATTATGTAAATATAACTTTTACTTTGATATTTTTACAGATTGTGAATCTACTGTATATGGATTGCAGGTTCCTATCATATATTTTATTGACTTTACCATTGCATCATTATTCTTCAAGTTTCCACTTAACAATGGAATTACTATTTCATCCCAGCAATTATCACAAACGTTTCCACTAAAGTAAGTATTATCATCTCGATCTTTCCATTTGCAAGTTATGAATCCACTGCCATAACCTGATTTATCAGAGTCACATATTGGACATAATTCATTGTGTTTAGTATCTTTTACCCAATCTGTCATTTCTAATACAATGTAATATGGATTATAAATACTTTAACAAATGTTGAGTTTTGTTGCACATTTGTAATGATACCACTTGTGATTCTTTGTTCTTCTACTTGCAATCTTTTCCCCTACCTTTATTTCCTTTTCACAGTTCTTGCATATTGCCGATCCCTTTCTTGTTATCATTGCCTGACTTAGAATTGTAATGTTTGTGTTTGGACTTGTGATCATATTGAATTGTCTTGCATTGATTATTTATTCGTTATCGTGGTATCTCTTGAAGTGTCTTTCTGCATCAACAACAATGTCCACAAAATCCCCTTTCATGATATAATCACAATCCTGTGCTGGACATTCGACTTGCATGGATTCCGTCAATGCTTCTTCCAACATACCTTGAAACTTCTTTTTTTTGTTAAATTTTACAATTTTTTCGGCACATTGGTACATATGGATTGATCCACTTTCACAGTATTCTCCACAATACCAGCACTTCATATTACGTTATTATATATTGTAATAAAAAAGTATTTCGGAACCTATGCTCCGATATAATGGTAATAACCCCTACTTGTTACAGTAAATGTTTTTCCATTGATTCCTATTTTTGATTTCTCGGCTCCACCTACAAAGTAACAGATTGCTTTCATCATTTTGTCGGCTTCATCTTCGTCATCAGTAACAAATGGTGTTGTTGGTAGTTTGTAGTTTTCCTTGTTTGCTACTTTGTTGAATAGTTGTTCTTGTTTCATAACTATACTCTAGAGTATACACTTAATAAACCTATTGATTAGTCAGATTCGGTTTTGTCTAATCTTAACTCGACAAATACTGGTAAGAATAATGATTTGCTATCTGCTCCTTTTCTTGAGATTACTCCGTTACATTTTACTGTAATGATAGTTCCAATTAATTCTTCTTGTCTAGCCCAAATGTCTTTTCTGGTTGCATCATCTAATCCAGTTCCAACACTGGTCTTGATTGAACCGTCTTTGTTCTCGACTTGAATTGCTCCAGTCATTCCACTTGCCTTTCCAGTTCCCTCTGCAAATCCAGTTATCTTTAAGTCCATCTCGATTACTTCCTTCATCTTGACACATTGTTTGGATCTTTTATCTTCCCAAGGGTGGTCATTGTTCTTTAAGATAATACCTTCTTCGCCTTTTGCTAACTGTTCTTTGAATAATTCCTGTGCTTCTTCCAAGTTTGCAATCTCGAATGTTTGTACTACTTCAAATAATGGGTTTGCTGGAATTGCTCTTAATCTTGATAATCTTTCGACTCCAGTTCGTCTATCGACACCTTTGTCAAAGTCACATACATCAATTAAATCCCATGCTGTAAATCTTACTCTTGCAACTTCCTCATCACTTACAGTTTCAACTACGGTCTTGTTTAAGATACCATTGCCAGTTTTTCGGTCTAATAATTTGCCTTCACTGTCAACTACGGTTAATTCTCCGTCTAACACAACATTGTCAATACTTGATAAAACTGCTTCAAAGTGTTTGTCCAACTTTGTCATTGTGTTTCCATTTCTGCTGAAAACCACGACTCTGCCGTCACGTTTTACTATTACTCCTCTCATGCCATCCATCTTGGTTTGTGCGAAACATGGGAATTGTATTCTGCCAATTTCCTTGTTTGGACTTACCAACATTACTGGTATTTTGACTTGTGCGTTGCTTTTAGACATATATTATCTAGAGTATATGTTCTATATGAATGTATCTAATCTAGGGTATTTTCTGATTTTTCCATTCTGAACCTCAATTTCAAGTCATCAAGGTATTGTGTAACATCGTCATCATATTTGAAATGGTCATAAAGTGAGTTGAATGTTAAACTTTTGTGTACTGAATTGTTATATGTTGATCTTTTGAGTATGTCGAATGTATGGTTTATTGTTGATCTTCCACTTCTTAGTCTTATCTTAACCTGTGGACTTGCATTGTTTATTAGCCAAAGTCCACACTGAACTTGATTGACACTCATCTTTAACTTGTCTGCAAGTATCTCAACGCTTCTTGTTCCACTTACACTCTTGTTCATTGACATTATTCTGCCATGCTCATCCCTTGTTTTCTGTGATTGTACTTTCTTTTTTATTCTTTCATAATAATTCTGATATATCTCAAGTTTCTGAAAGTTGTTTACATTACGTCTTTCCATGTTTGCCTCAACGACATACGCTTCCTCCTCCTCGTATGAGTCAAAACTCATTACCCTGTACTTTACCTTTAACCCAAGATTCTGACATACTTCAAAACGCGTATGTCCGTCAAGTATGAAATAGTTTTTGCTTACAGTTATTGGCTCTCTTTGACCGTTCTTCATTATTGATTCAGTAAGTATTTGCATTTCCTGTTTTGACGGTCTTGGAACCAGATCAAAAAAGTGATCATTGATCTTGAATGCACTTACAGGCTTTTCCAT